GTGCCAATGTCGCCAACAGTTGTACCGTTGTTCTGCCATGAAGTGTATGCGCCGCTGGCGCTATTCCAATACTGACTCAATGTGCTAGAAGAAGTGACTTTTACAGTACCAACCACATCCAGCCTTGTGGCAGGCGAAGTCGTACCAATGCCGAGGTTGCCGGAGGTGTCGATCCGAGCCGCTTCTGTGCCGTTTGCACCTAATGCAAGCGATGACCCCGAAGTGCCGTAAAGCATTCCAACACTACCCGTCGCCCCGCTTCGCGCAATAGCAAGTGTGTAATTAGTAGCGTCACTAAAGAGGGCAGCAAGACTGCCAACGGCTCCTTGAACGTGAAGCTTGGCAGCAGGCGAACCCGTACCAATGCCAAAATTGCCCGACGTATCTATCGTCACAGCAGTGGTCGGGGTGCTCCCCGTCTGCAACACCAACGTGCCGGTGGTATCGCTTGTGACCTTAAACGCGGTGGTCGTTGTGGTGCTGGCGCTGATCGTGCTCATTAGATAACCGTCCAGATTTGACCAGTCGATACGGTAACTACTACCCCTGACGCAATCGTCATCGGGCCTACTGAGAACCCATTGTATCCGCTGGCTATCGTGTAGCTTGAGTTGACCGTCGCAGAGTTTACGTGGATACCGTTTGAGACCACGACCTCTGGAGCCACCAGCTCGCCGGTAGAAGGCGTGTACAGGTACTTGGCATTGGAGGTGTAGATGTTAAGCGCCGTGCCTGAAGTGGCATACGCAAACAAAGGGTAATACGCCGTTGCAGAGCTGGTGTCGTTGACAATCGACGCCCCACCCACCGAAGTCCACGCAGGCGACGCACCGCTATAGCCTTCAAACTGACTGGTGGTCGTGTTGTACCGCAGCATGCCCGTTGCAGGAGAGCCGGGCTGTTGGCCCGTAGTGCCCTTGGAAATCAGCAACGCGCCCGTAGAGGTGAACTGCGAATCCAAGGACGCAATCAGGGTTGTGAACGTGCCAGTAGAAGCAGTGGTTGCGCCAAGATTGGGGGCGTAAGTGTTGCCCGACGCATCTTGATAGATTGCCTTGCCTGCTGGGTAGTCGCAGAAGACAAACTTGGTACCTGCTGACAGCGTGACCTTAGTCGTACCACCTGCGCTGGAGGACAGCACCGTATCTCGGGACAGCGTGGTGCCCGCAGACGTATAGGTACCGATGCCTACTTCCCACTCGCCCGTGGTCTGGCCCACGATGGTGTAATAGGTCGTGTTGGCGTTGCCAATAACAGAGAACGACTGATACCCGGCTACCGCACCCGCCAGAGTTAGAGTGCCAAGGCCCGCAGTGGTCGTTGTCTCGTTTACACGGTCGGCAAGTACCAGAGCCATTTTAGGCTCCGATCAACTGATCTTCCGCAAACCATCTCTGCTGGGCAACGCTATCGGCATCCATCCACTCAACGAGGTACGAGACGTTACCGTCCTCGTCCATACGCATCGCAGTAATCGGACCTTCAGGCACCACAGCATTGAGCTTGACGACATCGCCCTTTTTAAACGTAGCCATGTGTAGCTCCTTAACCAGCCAAGCTGAAGGTGTAAGTGACGTTGAGCGTATCGCCTGAAGCAACCGCACGGTCACCGGGGGACGTAAAATTAGAGGCTGAGAACAGTATGCCGGTCGTACCACTCTTGGTGCTGTTGCTAGACAAGAACGCGCCAGCAATCGTCGCCGTGCCGTTGATGTTGAACTGCGCCGGGGAGGCCGAGTTGGTGTTCACAGACGGGTTAGCCGTGGTAGCCGTACCAAACGTAGCCACGGGGCGTGTGGCATTGCTATACGAAGTGTTCTCGCTCCATCCAGCATGGCTGGACATGGTGTTTGCCGCAGCAATCGTTACGCCTGAACTAGGACCGGTGATCAAGCCCACGTACCACGCTGCCGTATAGGATGAACCCTTTAAGTACTGGGCGTTCATGTCCTGCAAGCCCACGTTGACCACGAGGTTGTGGGTCTCTTCACGCCACTTAAGGTTACCCGCAGCGTCATAGCACTCGATGGCGTACACGCCACCTGCGTCAACCTGATTTAAAACACCCCTGTTGGTCTCGACACTGGCTGCTGCCATGTCCGCGAAACTAGCTTTCTCGTTAAACATTGAAGTTCCCTCAGGCGCTAAAGCGCAGCAAAGATGTAGTGTAATTGTTGGCTGGCATCTGGACCGTAAAGGTATTGGATGCCGTTTTGTCGCCACCAAAGCTCAGTACAGCAACGGACTTGTTGCCCTTGCTGGCGTTGTAGAGCAAGGCACCTGCGGTGGTAAACGCTGCCGGAGTCCAGACCACGTTGTCAAAATTGACGTAGACCACGCCGTTGCTGTTAGCAATAGTAGCGCCCGTGACGACCTTGCCCCCTGCCGTATAGCCGGTGCCGGTGATCTCGTTGGACGTGGTGTAGACAGTGGTGTCCGCGTTGATGCTAGAGCTGCTTGTGTACAGCGCCAGCTTGATCGTGTCGGTCAACAGGTTATGCACAGCCTGCGGCAGTTCTTGCCGAAAGCTCACCGTTTGTGTCTGAAAGATAGGCATCAGGTCACCGGAACCCTAACCTGACCAGAACGATAAGTATCAAGTCGATCCTTACCATCGCCAAGCTGTTTGAGCAGGCCGAGGGCCTCTTGGTACTTCTGATCGTAGTACTGCATCATGTCCGCCTCACCCTTCAAGTAGGTGTAAGCCTCACGCAGCGACCCGTACAACAGTACCGTCTCAAAGTTATCCCCAAGCCACGTCGTACTCGCCGTCACGATGGATGTCGGGTAGTAGTAATAGTGCATCTCCACGCTATAGGCGGAGTCAGGGGTCGGCCCAAGAATAAACGTGTTGGCATCAAAGATCGCGTAGTACTGCGGCTTGCCCGTGTCGGTGGGCGAAGGGAAGGACTGGCGAACGAAGTTCACATCTTTGTCGAGCAGAAACTCCTGCGAGCCGTCCGCATTAATCACGGCAAGTGAGAACGTCGCCAACCAGTCGCTAGGCAGCGTCAGGTACTTATTGTTTGTGGACAAGGTACCGGTCTGGTTACGGCGGATCGCAGGGATCTGAACCGAGTTGTATATCCGCTCCTCTGCAAGCTGAACAAACGTAGGAATGTTGGCTACAAAGGTGGTCTCTGTAGATTCACAGTACTGTTGGATCAGCGTTGTAAGAGTGGCGTAGTTCACGGCTTACTCGTCGAGGTTGATCTGCGAGACGAACTTCTTACCCTTGGTTGCCGCACCGTTGCCACGCGCATCCATCATGGTGACGCCCTTGTTGACGTCCTTATCGGGATAGCCGTTCTGGCCCGTGGGATCCCCGTTGGGCTTGGGCTGGGTGTACTTGCCGATGGGGTCAACGTCCCACCCAAAATACTTGAATTCTTCGCTCATGATTAACCCTTACCCGGCTTGGTGGGGGACTTCTGATTCATGGCACGGGCCATGTTGCGGCCATACTTCTTCATTTCAGAAGAGGTCACGCCACCGGCCTTCATACGCTTCATCGGCTTCTTGTCTTTCATCACAGATCTCCTAAGTCGTAGTGATCGTCACGGTCCCCACCGCACATGCTGCGATAAGGGAATTAGGGGTCAACCCTGCGTCGTACGCCCTAGATCCGCCCACCGGGGCCCAGCCCCATTGGATCATTCTACTACCACCAGCGCCGTTATTGCCGGGCTCGTAATAGCTTACATCAGGACGAGGGTTGCGGATGGCCTGCGGGTCATCGACTGGATACAGACCCAGCGATAATTGTGGTTGGTCAGGTTCCCAGCACGTCGGACAAACCAAAATGTTGACGTTCTTGGTCTTGATGACCAACTGGGACAGCTCTTTTAGCTTGTAACGAAACCCACACCTATCGCACTCAGCTATAGCCGATTTCCCGCTCGCATATCTGTTAGGCATTTACATCCCCAGCATGTTCTGGATACCGCCTAACATACTCCTCCTGCCATCCCGCTCCGTAATTACGTTTCATATTAGAGATACGTGCAGCACGTCTACGGTTTTGTATTTGCTCAGGCGTACACTTATACCCTTTGGAGTATGCGTTACCTACACGGACAGAAACCGCACGAGCTCGGTACTCTGGGTTTTCCCATAACTTGCGCGTACGCTCGCTGCGCTTTAACTTTTCTTCTTCCGTCATAGCAAATTGGATAGCCAAAGTAACAGTGTTGCGGTACTCAGGCATCTTCCATAGTTTTTCAGAAGTAGCCCCTATTTTACGTTTGTGTTCTCCCGAAAGCGTAGCGCCAACAGGTACGCCCGAATAGGCGCTATTAGATTTGTTGTACTGTGGGGTTAACCTATCAATACAACGCTGCTCATAAAACCTCATTGTTTCAGGGGCGCAAATTATTAGTGCAGAAAACTTAAATGCTGATTCCCCATACTTTAGCCACGCCGCTTGCAAATGTGCATTGCAATGACGCTCACAATTTAGTTCAGTTTTGTGAACTCGTATCCGACGTTCGTAGTTAGCGGACGAGCCAATATAAAATTTCCCGTTAACCGTATTTTTAATTTCATACACTGCGGCTGGCATGGCGGCACCTTACGAGGCGGTGCCCAAGAAGCTCTGACGGGGCACAAACCGCACCGAAGCCTTCTCCCGGTCCTCGCCAGCAGCTAGCTCCCACGCCTCGTCGTACTGGCCCTTGAGAATGGGAATACGCGCATCGGCTCCCGGAACCTTCATAGCAAGCATGTAGGACAGCCCCGCTACCATGCAGGGCATAAAGCGGTACGGGATGTCTTGGCCGTTGATGCCGTTGCCCACGTCGTACATACGCCGCAGACGGGTGTAGTACAGGGTGTAGGTGGTGCTGTTGTCCGGCAGGGGCCAGACCGTGAACTGCGGATAGACCACCACATTGTCCGCCCCAGTCGCGCCCGTACGCCGGTTGATCCAGATCTGGATCGGGCGTCCCGTAGCGTTCTTATTGGGGATCGACACATACGTGCTGGAGGAGATCCGGCTGATGTTGATGTCAATCTGGTTGGTACCCGTACCGGTACGTATCACATGATCGAGCAGGTCCACCGTGTCAGCCGGGAGGTCGTAGGTGCCGGTACCGGAAGTCAAAAGTTGGGTGCCCTGCTCCAGCGTCCACAGGTTGATGCCCCGGTTAGCCCAGTCCATCAGCAGCAGGCTAAGACTACGCTTGGCCGTACGCAGGTCATACCCGGTACGCAGTTCCGCACCGCAACGCTCAAAAGCCTCTTCCACGATTGTGTTGAGGTCGAGGTTGAAGTCGGTCGTCGCTGTAGTCTTGTAGGCCATTTACTTTCTCGCGGTCTTTGCCGACTGTAGAAACGCAGCAGCCGTAGGCGCTCCCGGACTACCGGGTTTGCGCATTTTCTCGCCAGACCCCCGTGCAATACGGGCCTGCTTTTTGTGAATGTTCTCGTAGAGTCCACCCTTGGCAAAGGTCGTTATGGGCTCGTCAGTACCCAGAACTGGCTTCTCATCCCCACGACGCTTAGCGCGGGGAATCTTGTTGGTAGCCATTGCACCCATGCCACGGGAGGGCATCATACAAATTTACCCCGGGTCTTACCCGACTGGGCACAGCCGTCTGCACGACTGGACACAGAACCGCCCTTGGCAAAGGGCTTGCGCTTGGCTCGCTCATACGCATCCCGCATGGCGTTGTCCTTGTCACGCTGCTCAGCAGCCTTGCCCATAGCGTCTTCTTTGGCGCGTTGGGAGACAGCCTCTTCGACCATGCGAGCCTTCTGGCGAGCAACAGCTTGCGCAGCGGCAGCGCGTTTCTCAGCCTCCATTTCAGCCATGAACTTACGTTGTTCAGGGGTGTTGAGCGGATCGCCCTTTGCCATGGCCATTAGATGAACTTCCCACGGGTCTTGCCCTTGGACTCGATACCACCGCCACGGGCAAACTTCTTGACAGAGCCGCCACTGGCCATGCCTTCCGCGTACCGACGACGTTGTTCTGCGGTACCAAACCGTCCAGAGAACGCATTGCCACGCCCTTCTTCCTTAGCTTTGGCGCGTTGCCCAGCACTACCAAAACGAGCAGCCAAAGCTTCACCCATTG